AAAATATTAGAATTTCCTTCTTTATTAACATTCTTGTATTTCTTACTAAGTCTCTGTATAATTGGAAGATCAAATCTATAGATATTGTATCCAGAAGCAATTGGGGCAGAAAACTGCGATTTCTTTTTATTGCTTCTAGTATGATACTTTTCAAGATAGTCTACAAACATCTTCCATGCAATTTCTTGTTTTGGGTAGTTTTGCCATTCAGCATATACTTTGTCTTTAGAACATCCCTTAACTTTAGCATGAAAATCTAGAATATCTGTTTTATATTCATAGTTTGGGTCTTTTTCCATTGCTTCTGGTTTAAAATTACAGTTGAACTCTGAGTTCGGAATAATTTCCAAATTCAATGGATCTATCATGACGGCAGCAATTTGTACTGGACTACATTGCTCCGGATTAACTCCGTCCGTCTCAAAATCAAATACGCAAATTTTATTATAGTTCATTCAGATACCTCTACAATTTCTTGTGGTTTAACCCCAACCTTCTTGTTTGAATCAGAAACGCTAACCGCATTATTAAACTTACAACAGTTTATCTTCACCTTCTCTGTTTTGGTCCACTCTTCTCCGTTATAGAGAAACTGACTTCCAACTGCCACAACGTCGAATTTAACTTCTTTCATATCTCTACTCCTTCTAATAGAATTTTTTGAATATTCATTACTTTGTCTAACATAGCAATACCAAGAATATCAAACTTAATAATACCAATAGCTTCCAAATCTTGCATTTCCATACCAGCAATCATCTGCTTATTTTTGTTGTCATAAACCATTGGACAACTTTCGTTTAGTGGTTCTGAACTAATAGCAATTCCAGCAGCATGTTTTGATTGATTTGATTTTGTGCCCTCTAGTCTAATTGCTTGTTCAAATCTCTTCGATAGGGGACCATCCAAATTTCCCTTATCATCAATATAGCACCATTCTTTGAGTTTGTCAACATTGTTTTCCAAGGCCCACCTAATGATAGAAGCTTCTCCTGTGTCCTCTTTCATCTGCTGTAATTCATCGGCAATCTTAGCTTCGTCAGGGATATTTTTGGTAATATTATTCATTTCTTCAAATGATATATTCCCGTATACTCTCAACACATCTTTAAGAGCCCCACGCCCTTTAATGGTATTAAAAGTAATCATCTGACTTACCTTATCTTCACCATATCTGCCTTTGATGTACTCGATAATATTTTCTCTTTTGTCGATTGGAACATCCACATCAATATCTGGCATAGAAATATGATCGGCAGTATTACGGCCAGCGTTATAAAAACGATCGAACAAAAGATTGTACTTAATAGGGTCGATGCTTGTAATTCCAATAAGATACGACACCAGACACCCAGCGGCAGATCCTCTTCCCGGTCCTGGCAACCATTTTTCTTCTCTAACATGATTCACAATATCCTGTACAATAAGGAAGTAACTAGAAAGGTCTGCTCCTTGTAGAACGCTAAGTTCATATTTGATTCGATCAGTATATGTTGAATGTAGTGTTTTGTCAACTTTATTGTTGATTTTATCACGCCAACCATTCCTACAAAGCTGTCTAAGATATTCATCTGGGTTGTATCCGTCTGGACATTTGAAAGGTGGGAGTTTGGGTTTGCTTAGAATATCATATTCTTCAATCATATCATTAACAAGATTTGTATTAGCGATATGCTCTTCTGGATGAAGTGCAGTTATTTCTTCTTGTGATAAAATATGATAGTTATCAGAAGAGAAGAAACATTCCATTGGTACTTTATCACTAGTTCCCAGCTTTCTATTGATTTCTGGAAATGTTGTTTTTAGATTGTTGCAGAGAAGAATTCTCTGATCTACAGCGTCCGCTTTTCGTGCATAATGAGCGTCTGGAGTACAGATAGTTTTAACGCCAGTTTTTTGGGCAATATCTATAGTTGCTTCTGATAGTTCTTTTTGGATTGGCATATTTTCCATATCCATTAGTTGAGATTCAAGAAAAACATTTTCTTTGCCAAAAGCATCTTTTAGTCTATTCACATAGGCCACTCCAACATTTGAATAGTCACTAATAATTTTATCCTCTCTACAAATTGCATTAGAAAGGGTAGAGCCGAGATGACCAGTAATACAGATAAAATTGTTCTTAACGAAATTTGAAAGTGTTTCAAGATCGAGCCTCGGCTTATGGTAGTAATGTTCGGGTTTGTTAGATTCGCTCACAATTCTGATAAGATCGAGCCATCCTTGATGGTTCTTTGCGAGAATAAGCATATGGGAGAGTTTGCTGTTCTCTTTTTCCTTTAATGTTGGATTTTCTTCACAAATATAGAGTTCGCATCCAAGTATAGGTTTGATCCCATTCTTTTTCATCGTGGAATAAAATTTAACAGCACCAGCGATATTACCGTGATCTGTCAAGGCACATGCCGGAGATTCTATCTGATTGATTCTATTTGCAATTTGCTCTGGTCTACTGAGTCCATCCAATAGACTGTAGTGACTGTGACAATGTAGCGGAATATATTTGTTCATTCGGTGCTTCCTGGCGGTTTGTACTTTCCAACATTATAGCCTGGGACAGTGTACTTGTCAATGGTTGTGTCTATTCCGGCAACCTCAATAGCGTGTCGGATTTGTTCACACATAGTCATTGGGGTTCCTTTATCACATATCTGATGATCTCTATATTCTGTTATTGGTTCATCAAAAAAGCTTTTACCAAAATGACATAGTTTCGTACATTTCCAACTTCTGTTGAGTCTTGGTCTTTTGCAGTTTTTTATTGTTTCAAATTTTCTTCTGATCATATTTTCCGTTTCAATCAAATCTTCTTTATGATAGCACATACTAAAAATACCACCATCATTAATAAAATATATGCTTACAATAATGTGATCTATTTCTGGATAAAGGACACTAGCAGCATAGTGATACATCCTAAGTTGTGGGTCTTTTTGCAATTTGCCGAAAGTTTTCTCTTCCCCTGTGGCCCAATCTAGCCTTCTGCCAGTTTTATAGTCAATGATTTCTAGAGTATTCTTATTTGGTTGGGCTATGAGGTCTATAGTTCCTTTTATCGCCAAATAACCTTCTAAGTCTTCACTGTATTTATAGTAAGCCCAAGGTTTTTTAATTTCAATATCAAATCTTTGTTCTGGCTGAATGATCTTTTGATTTCTTGGATCAAAATTTCCATTTTGGATAGTAATGGCTTTATTTACCCATTGCTTGCAATGTTTTAGGTCGAGAGGTTTCCAGTTGTGATGTGTAAATCTACTAGTATAATATTCATATACTATTTCTGTAATTCTTTCAACATCATGATCTATGGTTGATATTTCCCCACATATATCATCATTTATATGAATTTCACCCTTTGACATTGCTACAGAAATATCCGCAAGCGTTTCCATAACCTTGTGTACTATTGTGCCTTTATCCGCCTTTTGATTAGAAGGACTACGAATTCCGAGATTATACTCGATAAAGTATTGCTGCTCACACATAGAATGAGTACCATAACTAGAACTTCTCAAATATGTAATAATCATACAATGCCTGTTTTTCTAAGGAATTCACCTATGTAATAATTTTTCTCGTGTATGTCCATATCCTGATTTTCTATAACTAAATCAAAATTAGAATAATCATAATTTTCTCTGTCTAATGCGGTTTCGCTAAAATGATCAGAATCATATACGTTTCTATTTAGCTTGACAACAATGCCACCTGCATTTTTTACCGCCTCAACTTCATTGGGGAATCTACAATCGGCAATTAGTGCTAGGTTAGGATTGTCTCGTTTGATTTTTCTGATTGTTGCAGAAGACCACACATGGCTTTGCATTTTACGAAACATATCTGTTCCAACAATTTGCATAACTTCTCTAGAAGATAATTGCTTATCATTCCAATAACAATCAACAAGTTCGTTTTTTTCTTCGTCGCTGCCATAGCATTGGCGATAATCCAATCCCAAAATATCAATACATAGATTCTTTAATGGGTCTGCAAAGTTGTATATTTCAACTACACCTGTGGCATTTCTTGCTTTAAACGCTTGAGCAACAGCCATTGCTGCACTTGTTTTACCTGATTGCTTTCTTCCGGCAAAAGCAATAATATTCATACTATTTTCTCCAGAAAAGGTTTGATTTCTTCGTTAATTTGTTCTACTGTCATTTCGCCAATATCGCTAGCATTAAATTTTGGAATATATACTCTATATGTATTTTGGCATTTAGTTTGAATTTGTTCAGCAGCCTTTCTTCCAGCTTCGTCGTTGTCTGTTAAGATTACTAAAGACATGGCTCCGCTGCTATCTAGTAATACTTTTTGTCTGTCAGTCATTGAAGATCCAAAAATAGCAACACTATTATGAATACCACTTTCTTCTAGTCTCCATACGTTGCCAGGGCTTTCAACTATAATAGCGACACCAGTTTCTATAAGCAAGTTTTTAGCAAACCAAAAGTTGTACAAAGCATTTTGACTCTTGAAATTTGCACTATGCTTCCATTTGCTATATTTCCATGCTTCTTCCTTTGGTGGGCATGATCTAGATGGATCGTGGTATGCTTTACATTGTTCGCATTTTTCAAATATGCTTCTTCCAGATGAGCCTATAAGACATTTGTACTCATTATCATAGATTGGAACCACAGCCCTTTGATACATAGGCTTTGAAGGATTTGTACATAAACCAACATCATATTTTTCTAATATTTCTTTTGAATATCCTCTTTCCAAGAAATATGAACATGGAATTTCTAAAGATCGTAGAACATGCTCTCTAGTAATTTGATTGGATTCTTTCTCCTGTTTTTGCTTCACATAATTCATCATTGAAGTGAATGTTTTTTTATTCCTATCAGATGTTGATATTCGAATATCTTTTAGGTCTTTCTTGACAAAGTTGCTTAAAAATTCTACAGCATCATTAAATGGGATCATGATGTCACCTTCTTGACACCAATTCAATTCATTATGGCTAATGATTCCTCTAAAAAATCCTATAACAGAACTTCTAAAATGCTCTTCACAACCATGCGTTCTGCATTTCCAATTTCCTCTGTATGTATCTCCATCTGGATAGATATTTATCGCAGAAGGATTATCTCCCCCATGAATCGGACAACACATGGTAATCATTTTACCGCTATGCTTAAAGTCTACATTAAAATATTCCAATAGAGTTTCAATATTATCACAAACAATATCAGACAATATTTTTAATTTAGCTTGATCAATCGAACGGGATTTCTTCGTTATCATCAATTACAAACCCTTCATCACTACTGTTATTGTTTACCAATTCAAGTCTAGTTTTACCTTCAGTAATCTTAGCACACCAACCCTTCATGTTACAGTTAATATAATCGTTATCGTCTAATCCACCCCCATGTCGAGCGATGAGTGGTACTAATTTTCTATTTCCATTTGCTGGCCCATCTTCTGCTATTTCTTCGTCTGTCTTTCTTTTAAAAATCGTAAAGTTAGAACAGAGCCAGATGATTCTGTCAGAACCACTTGCTGAATCCGTGCTTTCTTTTGTTATGCCGTCTCGATTTAATTGTATGAATGCAACGATAGGAACCTTATATTTTACCGCGAAATTGTGCAACTGCGTCATCATAAAACCAAGAACTTGGTATTCTTTCAAGTCTTGAGTCATTCCACTGGTATCCATCAATTTCAGATAATCGTAAAAAATTACACATTCTTTTGCTGTTCCATCGTCATTAAGCCCGACCTCTTTGACGAGCCACCTTTTCATAATGCTGATTTGATCTTCAAAAGGTTTTCCAGCAATAGTCTTATAGTACAGGTTTGTGTTTTTTAGATTCTTCACAGCCTTTTGGATCTTTGTGTACTTATCTGGGTTCTCAGAAAATTGTCCAGTTTCGATCTGATTAATCTCTGTTTCTGTCATCATAGCAAGAACTCTATGAATATGGTCTTCTTTGGACATTTCAGTATCCATATTTAGCACAGGTATGCCTTTAGAAGCTATATGATAACCCATATTATCTGATAGCAAAGTTTTACCAGTCTTTGGTCTTGCTCCGATTACATTAACAGTTCCCTTTCTTAATCCTCCGCCAATTGCTTGGTCATAAATTGGAAAACCAGTAGGAATACCGATTTGGTCTATAGGATTCTCTTCGAGTTCTTTGATATATTCTTCAAGATTATTCGCTATATGATGAGGTGCGTCTTCAGAATCATTGAGCAGGTTGGTGAAGTTGAAGACCGTATCTTCTGCAATACCAAGAATGCTTCCAATGGGTTCTGTCCCATTAATTTCTAGTAGTTTGTCTTGAGCTAACTCTAGTTGTTTTCTTAAAAGTCTCGTAATCTCTAGTTTTCTGATTTTGGCAGCGAATTTTCTGATATTATTAAGACTTACAGGAAAATCCATGATTGCCCTAAGATGTTGTGCCTCTTCCTTTTTTTCTAGAATATGGGCAACGCTTAGGTCTTGAGCAACAGAGTATATGGAAGCAATATCAATTTGAGAACTATTCTCACATAATTGCTTTAAACACTTATAGATTACAACATTACTATCTACAGTAAATGTATTTTCATTAATAATGTCTGATATTTCCATATAGGCAGTCTCGCCATATGTAAAAATACCAGCTAAAACAGCTCTCTCTGCCGATGTATCCGCTAAAATCATATTTTCTTTCTTTATCCTGCCGATGTAGAACACCTATTACATTTATATCTTTCTACAGAATCCACTAAAACCGGATTAACTGATTCTGTTTTCCCGCAAGACCTACATTTTACTTCAACAGTCTGGAATTGTCTAGTCCTGTCTGACACAGGTAGATTTTCCCATAATTTTTTATCTATGATAGTATCCTTTTTATGCATATTTCTTTCTGGCATACTATCAAACTTATTCTCTCTTATTTCTTGTTGAGTCTTTTGGGTTTTTGTTTTTCTTGTAGATGCTTTTCTCTTTTTTGCCTTCGGTGCTGGTTCGTCACCATCTTCTAGACCTTTTTGTAATATAGCTATAAGAGCCATTATATCTTCTTTTTCAAGAGCCATTTTTCACCTTGTTTCTTTGTATAGAAAGTAAAATATCTGACAAATTTTTAAGATTGTTGGATAGAAAACTTAGTCTATCCATTCTTTGTTTTGCGTGTTTTTTTATTGAATTTAAAGCTGTGGCGCGTTCATTGTTATTGATTGCCTGAATACTTTTCTCTAAATACCCATATCCTTTGTAGTTATTAATTTCGCCACAGATAACGTCCTTAATGCTTTCTTCCGCCCAATTATGTCTAGCTATTTCTCTATTTAATGTTCTCTGTATATGAAAAGAAAATTGACAAAGACGATAGGATATTTGTGCGCAATCTTCTGGGTTTAGTTTTTCAAGAACATCCCTATTCATAGTAAGATATTGTTGCAGTTCATCCTCTGGCATAGCATCATTGGTATACGATGGAACTCCAATACTTTTTTCGTATTGATCCAGTACATCATCCCAATACGCAACTAGTTCTTTACTGGTCTTACTCATTGATGATTAAATCTTTCCATTGTAAATCTGTTTGGTCAAACGGAAGTGCTATATAGCGAATTCCATTAATTTCACACCATTCCTCTTTCTCCCTGTCTCTTTTTTGTGCTTTAACAAAATTCACCATATTTTGATGATAAAATTGTACAAACTTATAATGTTGCTCACCATGAACTTCTACGCACATTTTCTTTAATGGCAAGTAAAAATCCATATACAGAGTAACACCCTTTTTCAAAGTCATAGGCACTTCTTCTAGAACTTGCAGAGTGGGATATGTCTCGTTTAATAACATCCTGGCTCTAAGATGCAATTCTGACTTATTGAATTTAGCATAAGCCATTCTTCCTGTCAGATTCCATGTATGTAAATTGCCATCTAAATCTTTAACCTGCATTTCCTATCCCCATCATTTCTTTAACACTGTTAACCAGACCTTCATATACTTCAGGATTGTCCACAAGATATTGTCTGAGTTTCTCTACACCCTGAAACTTAGGCTTATCTTCTAGGTGAGTTAGAGTATACCATGCACCAGCCTTATTGACAAGTCCAATATCAGATGCCAACTGAACGATTTCCGTATGTTTATCAATTCCCTGTCCATATCTAATATAACTAGTCATACTAGCACCAGGAGCGCCTAAAGCAGAACAGACTACTTGCCAATCAACTTCCTGTCCTATCGGAGCACTTTCTGTTCCAATTGTCCAAGGACTAAACTTCTTTGCTCTTAGTTTAATGTCTGTTTGATAAGCAATAGCTTGTCCAGATTTTTCTTTGAATTCTGCACCATACCCAGTAGGATTACCCATCAAATGAGTAATACCAATAACAACATTTTTATTAACAGGAATAACATTAGCAACCTTTCTACAAAACTTAGCCAACAACTTAGCACCATCTGCTCGTTGCATTTTATTCATATCGGATGTAATTTCTGCCTCAGTGCATAGAGCAGAATAACTGTCTATAATTACAACAGAACCAGGAACTTCATTAATTAACTTTTCAGCAATTTGTAAGTATTCTTCTGCATGTAGGATTTTTCCTTGTTGAGAACCTATCACATGAAACTTCTCTGGTTTAAGATGTGGAATTCCTTGTAGGTCACGCTTTTTTAATCTACCTTCGATATTTAGGTAGTACACTTCTCTTCCGTCCTTGAATGGGCCATAAGCATATTTTGGGTCTTGTGCTGTGGCCGCAAAAT